CACTGGAATTGTAATCTACCGTCATTCTTGTTTGATTATATCCTTGAAGGCCTGATGAAGTATCTACAGAAAGAACTTCTTTATGTTCGAAATTATGATAAGTTGAACCACTTAGGGTTACAAAATCACCAACACCAAATGGAACTTGCGTTCCTTCTGGAACAGTAATAACTGTTGTTGCACCTGTAGTAACTCCAACAACACGATTGGAAGCTTTTGTTAAAGCAAGAGTTGCCACTTCTCCAGATGGAACATAATAGTCACCGGTTGACGCAGAAGGATTGCCGCCTACGGAAACATGAGCAGCTGCTCCTACAGCAACTACTCTCAATACACTGGATTGAACTGAAAAAGAATTTGATGTGGAAGCAACTCCTGCAGAAAAAGCAAAAGATGATCCAGCTCCAACTGGTTTATGGGCCATTATTCGTATAGTACACTTTTAGTTATTTATTTATTTTTATAATTCGTCTTTAATCAAAAGAATATCAAATGCTGCAGTAAACCTTCCATTATTGGATCTACTTGTTATACGAACATCTATATCACTTTTTTCTGGTATCCTCTGGGGAAAAGAAAATTTATACGTATAATGTCCACCTGCACCATCAACTTCAAATGTGTGTCCAACTCTAAATGCGGTTTCATTGGTAAATCTAACATACATAAATCCAGTTCCATCTGCGCCAGCTTGAGTTGATGCAGTTCCTTGGTAAAGATATGCAGTATGACCTGCAGGAACACTGTATACGGCCATTAAAGTTTGACCCAAACCTGCGGTGATTTTTAAAATATCTGTTCCACCTCTAGTGAATAGAACATCTCCCGCATTTGTTCCACCACTAGACACATAACCACGATAAACTCTTTTAAAAGTTTTAGTTCCTGTTACTGTTGCTGCACTTGAAAGTGTAAAAACTTCTGTTATTTCGTTCCAATTCTCATCTAAACCCAGAATAGTAACTTGTTTGCCATTATCAGATGCATTTGCTTGCGCAGCAACTAAAACTCCAGGAGTATTGAACGCAGTCCATGGATATAAAGTATCCGGTTTATCCCATACAGTTGCCGTAGTATTGGTTGATTGAATTGGAGTTGCACCAAATTTATGAATGCTTGATGCACCACGAACGCTTCCGCGAGCAACATTTAGATCAAATTGTTCATCCCAAATATAATTTTTAAAACCCATAATCAATCAATCCATTCCAACTTTGATGGGTGGTATCTTTTTGCGTTTTTGATATTTAAATTCTTTTCAACTACGGGATAAATTTGGTGAACAACAGCTCCTGGATATTCGGTCTGAAGTTGTTCTCCAAGTTCTCTTGTTGTGGGAATGCCATTTTTTGTAATCAATTCCATTCTATATAAACTCCCATTCCACATAATATCGGCAACATACTCTTCACCGACTTGTTGTGGTTGTTCTTGCTGGGAGTTTATATAGAGATTTCCTGTGAAATCTCCAGCAATATTAACCGATTCTGATATAAATTGCTTGAAAGATTTCATATCATTCCTCTTCTTCTACTTCCAAATCACCAAACATGCCTGCAGCTACAGTTGGTCTGAATGCATCTATTTTTTCTGATGATTTTGAAAAAAGAATGTCCTTGATTTTATCACTAATTTGGGATGGTGATTCGTCAGAAATAATCATGTCCATTAGATCATCCATTTTTTATAATACCTATGAGTAATCGCTTTTATTTATATCTCACCACCTTTGGGAATTTGTGGGGCTTCAACAGATGATGCTTGAGATTCTAGGTCTGGTTCTAGAATTGGTTTACCCAAATCCATTCCTAAGTTTTGGTCTAGGGGAACTCCTGTTTCTGGATCGATTGGAGTATTTGGATCTGGAATAATTCCATTTTTAATTTCTTTCTTAATCAAAGCATCTTGTTCGATAATTTCAACATCAGTTTGTCTTAAAATTTTGCGTCTTACATAATCTTGTGAGAAATATTTTCCTACGTATGGTTCAGCAGTAGCAACCATATTCAATCTTTCATTCAAAAGTTCCGCATCCTTTAGTTCTGAGAAATGGTTATCATATAAGAAATCATATTGAATATGCTCGCTCATAATATCCCAATCTTCTGGGGTAATGATATTTTTGAGGATTAATTGAGTTCTTAACACATCATTAAACAATCCAGAAAATCTTTTTCTTAATCTTCCTACAAATTTTGTGAACTTAAGTTCATCTCTCAAAATTTCTGAAGATCTTCCAAGATTAAATCCACCTTCTCCACCAATCCTAGTTACAGGAACATTCAAAGATCTGTAAAGTTTTTCTTGGAAATAATTAATATCAGTAATTTCTCCAAGATTTTGTCCTCCAGGAAGAGTAGAGATTTCAGTTCCTCTACCACCTTCGCGACGAGGTAACCAGAAATCTTCGAGCATACTCATAAACTTTTTATCGTCACGAATCTCACCAGTTGATGCATCGTATACAAGTTTATTACGATAGCGCATCATAACATCACGTAGATATTGTTCTGCTTTTACTTTGGGTAGATTGCCAACGTCAATGTAAAAAATTCTACGTTCTGGAGCACGAGATAATCTATAGATAACCAGCGAATCCTCAATCATTCTGAGTTGATTGAGGGATTTGATTGCCTTGTGAAGATATGAAAGTGTTGTTCCCTTATTTCTATCTACCAATCCTGATGTGCAATATGCAATAGAATCCTTAGACATTTTTATTCCTGCATTTCCGCCCATTGATGATGGACTAGCTGCTGGATATGTAATTTTTGGATTATATATGAAATATTCTTCTATCTGTGGAAATTCATAATCCATTGGATTATCACTGTTAACATTGACAAGTCTAAATCTATCTTCCTTAGTTTTTTTGTTTTGTCTTACATACCGCATTTTCATCGCATCAATGTAGCGAAGTTCTTGAATTCCTTCCTGCGGATTTTTCAAATCTATTACTTTATGGTAGTAAAGACGGCCGTCAATATACCAATTTCTGTAAATTTCGTGAGATTTTTTATCAAAATCTAAAAGTTCCAAGATATATTTGAATTCATCTCTTATTTTTTTCTTAATTCCATCACTAGCATTGAGATTATCTAAATCAATCTGAACGGGACTATCATTAGTATCAGATACAATAGCTTCGTTGACAATATCTTCAATGGCACTATCACACTCCGGATGAAGTGCCATTTCACGATATCTTTTGATTAAATCAAATTCAGTTCTATATACTCCTTCAATATCAACATATGAACCAAAAAAACCACTACTCAAGTAATGGTCAGACTCATCCTCATTGTTTGGAGGAACTGGACTGACCGTACTTGGTGATAGTGGTTCAGTATTCTCTATAGAGAATCCAAATAATTTTGACATAATTTATTTATTCTGACCTAGTATCTGACTATTTATCAACTAATGTTAGTTCTGGTTTGGTCATTATTAGAAGCACCTTTACCTGCAGTCCAGTACTGGACTTGGAATTCTACAGTATACTCTTCAATAGTATCTGAAGAATCGTAGGATAGGTCGATAGCACTTACATTAGTTGGGAAAATATCAAAGAATTTGTATGTTCTCAATGGAATAACGTCGATTTCTGGTAGAGCAGCACCGCCATTATTGGTGGAAGAAAATCTTCCTTGGTCGTATCCTCTGCCAAGTTGATGGACGTATGCATCCGTCATGTATTCAGATGGAGTTGTTGCTCCACTATTGTTATCCAGTTTGCTAATATTATTCATCCAAAGTTCAAATGCACTTCTCAATTGGAAGTCTTCATCATTCATGACTGTTACAGTCCATGTATCAAATGTTCTATCTCCAGCAACTTTTAGAGTTCTTCCTCTAAAAGGAATTTCGATAGCAGCAATATTTGAGGCTGGAAGTTGAGCCGCTTTGCACATAAATTTGAAAGTTTCAATTTCATTTCCGCTTCCAGTTCTCCACAAACTTGTAAGAGAACCTGGGAAAGATGGAATTTCTACTTCAAATAAATTAGGTCTAGCGCCGCCTCCAGCTAATCTTTCTTTGAAACCAGTGATCGTTCTTAGGGTTGACATTTTAAGATCCTCCTTCTGTGTTTAGATTAGGTTAATTAAACTCTACCGGCGACTTCTTCAAAGCTAACTCCAGTTCGAGTTGCAACAAATGTTAGGGTTACATAGTTAATTGATTTAGTGGGTTTCAGGAAGATATCCGCCCTAAATTCATTATTATCAATCACGTCTGGAGTGTTGTTTGTTTCGTCACATATAACAAGGAAGT